ACCTGTTAGCTTTAAATACATTGCTCTGTCTGCGTCAGCAGTTCCGTCAGCAATAGTAATATTGTCTGTTGAAGCATCTGCTATAGCTCGTGTGCCGTGACCAAATGCGTCACCAATCAATTCTAAGTTCGTGTTAGTGACATTGCCCCATGTGCCTGAGTTGTCACCAGTTGCCATCTCTGATAATCTGAGATCATTTACATAGGTTATTGCCATATCAGTCGATCCTTACTATTGCGTTGGAGGCAGTGTTCGCAGGGAAGACTATCTTAAAAGTTCCTCCTGCAACCGTGAAGTCACCACCAAAGTCTAAAACTGCAATTGCACCTCTAGCGTTTGATGAAGCATCACCCAGCGTCTTGTTATAAATTAAAGCACCTCGTGCCGTAAATGTTGCTGATGTCCACTCTGGGTCAGCTGCATCAAAAACTCCGCTTGTGCTGTTTTCTTCAACGGTCTTACTTGCGAGTGCGTTTCCACCTGCTGTGTAACCTGTGCCACTAGCACTAACTTCGCCAGATGTTACATATCCGTCCGTTGTTGCACCTAGACTTGCTGAACTTGTGTACAGTGCAATATAGATGTCATTTGAATCTAGGTGTTGGTCACCCAGAAGGACATCCTTCTTAAACAATGTACACATTGCCTGTGATATAGCCATTTATAAACCTCCGTTATATTCTGCTGCGTAATCTCTTTGCATCTCTTGAACAAATAATTGTGCAGCTTCATCAAATTGCGTTTTATATAGTTTTAGCGTTTCTCCAGCTTTAAGGAAAGCAGAAGTTTCATAAAGTGCTGCTGCCAGTAAAACAGCAGGAGCATTTGTATCGATCCAAGTGTTTGCATTGCTTGAACTTAAACCAGTTTCTGGAGCGATAAAATCAACTTGATATGCAAGAGTTGCACTTGGTGTAGGTGCAAGTGTAATGACTGTTCCTGATGTCGTTGCATTTTTAGTTGAATACATTATTGGCGTTCCAGTTGTTGCCGACTTAGGCCAATAATCTCTTAAATAAGAATCCAGTCTATGATTTAAATAATCAACATTTCCGCTTGCGTCAGTTACGGAGACTTGTCTTATCATTCTTGCGGAGGCAACCGTGTAGTCAAAAGTATCAACAACCAGATTGCCTGTCGTTATCTTTCTAAAGCAAGGCAGATTAGCCAATCTCTGGAAGACCATTTCTTCAGCTTGAGCAATTATCGTATTGATTGAGTTGCTCAGTTCTGTTGAATCGTCTTCAACAAAATTCTGTATATTTGCAACTAGAGTTGTATAGCTCATTTAATTACCCCAAGTTCCTGCATTCCAAGCTCCAGAACCCCACTCCTGATCGACTACTACTCCAGTGGCATTACCAACACCACCAGTACCAGCCACTCCAGTTTCGATTACATTAACTTGAGGCACTTCAGCCCCAACGCCACCAGTACCTGCAACTCCAGTTTCTAAGATTGATAGATTAAGTGCCTCGACACCGACATTACCAGATCCTCCACCACCAGAAACTCCTGTTACTTCTACGACTGGGACTTCAACTCCGACACCACCAGTACCTGCAACACCTGCCTCATTGATAGACATTTCTAGTGTTTCAGTGCCAACTGCACCTGTACCTGCTTGGCCTACTGCTGCTGGATAAGCCTCGAAATCTATTCTGTCTATTGATCCTGTAAAGCCATGACCAGGACATCCAATAGGAGGTCTTTCTTGTACTGGGATAAAAGGATCAAACGTATGGGCAAGGTAAATTACAACGTCTTCTTGGCTCTGCCCAGTTGATCTAGGTTGAAATAATTGCTGTGCATCAATAATATTCTTGGCAGGAGTGAGCTGTGGATGTTTTGGCTCCCACTCATCAGGTGCAACACGCAAGCCATCCCAAGTGGTCTTCAATTGAGTATAGCGTACTCTCTGACCGCCTCTGTCGCTTATCGCATATGATTTTTTGCCTCGTGCGTATTTTGCCATGCTATGCCAAATTCAATGCTGTTGGTTGTATTCGTAAACTCACACCATCATTGTCAGAAGATGCTGCGAAATTGAAAGCTCTCTCGTAAAGTTCGTTTAATAGTTGAAATCGATCAGGTGCATACTTTAGAGATAGCTTTGCAGCCAGACCTGCTGATATGCAATCAGACCAACGATAAGGAACGTCTGTGTCTTGATTAGAGGCTGTAATATCGTCAAGTTGATTTACTGCCCAGTACACCATACTGTATGTGCTTGTGTTTGGCACATTCCAAAAATAAACAACTGGGGTGTATTGCTTATCAAGCATAAATTGGCTTGGTTTCCCTGCTGTTGTCTTGTTTGGGATCTGATTGTAGTCAGCAATTGTAACTCTATTAATCGTTTGATCGTTTGTGCCATCCCTTATAACAGCATCAATAATGTCTATTGTTCCTGCTGGAAGCTCATAGGCTGTCGTACCATTTACAAGAGTAAGAGTGTTCTGGCTAACAGCCCAGTAATTTATGCCTCTATTTGCAAATTCTGAAAACAGTAGATTCAAACTCCTTCGTGCAGAAACAGCCTGATCACCAGTACGAGTTTGCGGATCTATTCCGCAACGCTCATAGGCTTCAGTTACTACTTCTTCAACGTCTGGTCTAAATGCTACTGTTCCTGAAAGTGCCATAAATTTACCTTATGCAAAAAAGACATTCGCTAATACAACTGTGGCAACTGTGTATCCAACAGCCAATCCACTCTTAAACAACATACCTTCATCTGGGATAGTATTATCTACAGTCGAGTTGTCTGTCCCGATTGTCTGAGCTTTAAAAATAATCGTCCCATCTTCTGGAGTGCCATTGTAGAAATCAACAAGACCTGCTGTACCAGCAGACACAATTGAATACCCTTTTAGTCGAGTACGACCACCACCAGCTACTGGACTCGCACATAGTGAGCCAGATCCTACTGTGATGTTTGCAGCGTATTGTGCAGAACATTCTACTGCACTAACTGTTAAGAATAATTTAGCACCTGCAACTGCTTCAGCCGATCCTGTGGATGTTATTACTTCAGTCATTGCGTTACCAAAAACATCAGTTCCAGTTACTGTACAAGTTTTTTCGTTGTCACCAGTGCCTGTGGTTGTCACAGTCACGTTTCTAGCACCGCCACCTAAGAAGGTAGTTGTTGCCATTGTAGCTGATGTATTCGGTCTAGCTGCTGTAACAAGCCGATCTGGGTCAGCTGCATTTTCATCAGCTATAAACTTGACTTGTACGTCTGTTTGTACGCCCATATTAATCTCCTATAATGTAAGGAGGGGAGCAATCCCCTCCTAGATTAATTAAATTACGCAATTTGAACGTACTCAACGATGAATGTGAACGATCCTGCTGTTGTCGCATCAACTGTATTAGTGATGTTGCAATAAATAGTTCTTTCTGTGTCTGTATACTGAACAGAAGCTGGAGCTGTCGTTCCGCTTTGTGTCTGCACAACAAGAGTTGTCAATGTTACGTTGTGTACGACAACTGTTGTACCACCATCTAAGATTTCATCTGCTACAGCAGCAACAATTTGTGCTCCAGAAGAAGACGTTCCAACTTCGTAACCAATATCGCCTGTTCCGATAACGGGAGCCGTGTCACAAAATATCTTAATGTTTGTGATGATTGTATTTGCTGGTTGAGTAAACTCACCAATAGTCGGGCTGTCACCTGCTGTGGTGTTTACTGTAACGCCTGTGGCGAAGCCAACGTGCTTAACATATTTGTCAGTGACAATGCCTGTCGAGGCAACCGTTGCAATATCTGTATAAGCACCAGTTGTTGCATTTTTAGAAACGACCTGAAATCCACCTTCTGAACGGACTGGTCCTGTAAATGTAGTTGTACCCATGTTAATCTCCTGTCTGGGATAAGTCAGCTTTCGCTGTCAGGATTAAAAGTTGAGGGAGAGCTAATGCCCTCCCCCAGTAGTATTTATGCAGCACCTTCTGTGCCAAATATACCACGCCAGTCGGTTGCTCCGAAAGAATAACGCTCACGAACTTTGTAGCGAACATTACCAGTCTCGAAGTCACCTTCCATGCCCTTTTTGAGAGGCGAGCGTTGGAACATTTTCAGTCCATCAGGAACATCTGTCTGCACGAAGAATGCGTCAGAGTCTGACAACCTTCGCATGATGTGATAGCCCTTTGGCAGATATCCACCTGACTTAATAGCGTTGATATCATTATCAGCAGTTCCAGTACGGAGCTGTGATTCCAACAGACGCTCTGCAACAAAGGTATAAGCAGTTGGAATAATCAACTGTGTACCCTGTGCTGCAATCCGTAGTCCACGATCATCTTTCATATCCGAAATTTGGATAAGAATGGATTCAAGTGAAGTTTCAGATAAATCAGCAGCAGTTGCTAACACATTAGACTGAAGTCCATTAGTAGTTGGGTGAGATGCACTTAAAAGTACAACACCGTCACCACCATTAAAACCAGCAGTCTGTGCATTGTTCAAAACATTCGCAGCTTTGATTTCCTTAGTGGAAGCCATTGAGCGAGCGAGAGCTTTGGTATAGCGAGAAGCGATTGAGCCATACTGACCATCTTCTTCAGCTTCCTCAGTAAGTGAGAATGCCAAAGCAACCGTTTCATGCTGATAGCGAGCTGTCCATTGCTGGCTCCCACTATCATAGCTAATTGCTGCACCTTCATCTTTTGTTGGTGCAGAACCAAAACCTTGAAGAAGAAGATCTTCTTCGTATGCTTTGCTTGAAGTATTCGCTTCAAAGACAGCGGAATACTCTGGTGGATAACTGTCATACTCAAGACCAAAAAGAGTATTCAGTCCTGGCTCCAGCATGGAGGCAAATTGTGCTCTATTCATAGCCATTTTTCATACCCTCCTTATATACCAGCTACATTCGTACCAAGGATGTGCTCATTAATAAGAACCTCCATGATAGCGTTTGTGCCGAATGCGTTGTCTGGAGCTTCGTACAAGCCAATAATCTTACAGGTAGCGATACCTGCAGCCATTGTGCCACTTGTTTCAAATCCAGATTGTCCAGTTACAGTTGATCCTGCCCCAGCAACAACATCAGCACAATTACCGATATTCGTCTGAGCAGGTGCTCCTGCACTTTGAACTTTAAACACAGTATATGGATCATCATATACATATGCTACGATGTCTGTAGCGACTGTGCCTGAAGGCCAGTATTC